CATGTCGACCACGCGCCCGTCGACGACGCGGTAGGTGCCGGCCGCGCCACTGCCGCCGCCGCCCGTGAAAGACAGATTGTATGTGCCGTCAGTGCCGCCGGACCCACGATTGGTCAGGATCAAGTCACGCACGCCCGACAGGTCATTGCCGGATGCGTCCCTGGCCAGGATGATCTGATCCGGAGACAGAATAGACTCGGCCATGACTTGCGGGCCAGGGTAGCCATTGATCATGTCGCGGATTTGGATCACAACATCGCTGCCACCTTTGGCGACATCGAACCAGAGGTCAGCGTAACTGAGTTGGCAGGCGGCCGGTACCGCGAAAGATTGCGCTAGTGGGTCAATGTAGGCCCCCTGCTGCACAAAAATTGCGCCAGTCTTGGCCCTGAGCCGTTCCCATACGCGCCGAATAACCTGCTGCCGTTGTGTGACAGTGATGACCCCGGCCGACACAAACTGCGCCGCCGCGTAACTGGGGTCCGGGTCAGCGCCGCCAAAAAACTCGACTTTCTTGGACCCGACGGGAATGATGCCGCCGGGAATGGTCAGCGTGCCATTGATGATGCCGTCGCTATCGGCCTGGATAGGTGTGCTCATGCGTCTCGCTCTGCAAAATCAACTTCGCGCCCATCAATCTTGACGGTGACCAGATTCTCGGACGGCGACCATCGGCGCAGAGTGAAATTCACGCTCAGGCCGCGCATGTACCGCGCATCCTCGGTGCGCGTTGTCGTGATTGTCTCGCCAGTGCTTTCCTCGCCGATCAGTTTTTCCCGGATGTACCCCACTTCCTTGTATTCCGCTTTGAGTTCCGGCGTCCAGCCGTGCGGGTTGCCGTACCGATACCGGTAGACATCAACGTAGGCAGGGTCCAAGATGGACTCCCTGTCCTCGGCGTAATAATCGAAGGACGGGCTCAGGTCGGCATACGATGCCACCGGCAGATACACTAGATACGGGTTGATCTGCATATTGCTGGACGACAGCGGCTGCTCAACACGATGCACAAACCCGGATGGCGCCAGCGTGATTAGGCCGGGCAGACTGACATCAGTCACGGTCACAGACACGCCAAGCGTCAGCGTGCCGCCCGTGATTTGTGCGGTCTGCGTCACACCAATATCCCGACTCAGATCGTTCAGCAGCGGATCGACAAAAATGCCGCGCCGCCCCAAGGGCTCCCGCGCCGAAAAGGCCGCCAGGTCGTTGCTCAGGTTGTTGGCCGAAATGAGTTGGTAGAGCGTCTGGATGTCGCGGTCATGCGCTTCCAGTCTCGCCATGGACACCACTTTCTCGGCGTCATTGATGACACGCCTCGCGCCAGGAATCCAGGTCTGGTAGATGCTGGCAATCCCCAGCATAGTGCTGGGAACCTCAGTTACGGCCGGCGTCGAGCCAAACCGCGCAGAAATACCGCGCAACAGTCGCCACTGGCCGTCTGTGTCGATGCAGATGCGGTCAATCCGAGGTAGCGAGTAGTCGTAGCCAATTTCGATCAGGTTGGCGCCGGAGACATTTGTCTCAGGGATGACGACACCCAGGTTGTCGGCAGAGATTGTCGCTGTGCTGGTGACGTTCTTGGCGTAGGTGAAACTGACGGTGTACGTGGTGCCCGTGGTCGGCCCACCGGACAGCCATGTGATTCCGTCATTCGACAGCGAATAGTTGACACCAGCAACGTAGGTGGTCCCGCCTTGCTTGACCTCGGATACCGCGATCACGCTGGTCTTTGATAATGGATCATTGGCATTGACCGAGCGAGTGACAGACTCTTCCACCACCGACTTGGTGACACTGACCCGGTTGAGTGCGGCAATCGGCCCATGTCGCACCTTGATGGTCTGGCCGGATGTGCCGTCCGAATCGTATCGCTCCTCATCGATAGTCTCGACATCCGGCAAGCCCTCAAACTGGATGTACTGCCCGCCGGAGGCGATGATTTCAATCCCGGCTACCCGCGCAGTGCCGGCCGAGAGTGCATAGGTCTGCGCCAGTTCCGTGCCGTCTGGGGTTGCCGTCAGCCGAAAACCGGACACGACATACGATCCACCGGTGGACTGCCGGTCATAGCGGGCAATGGCCGTGGCTACGGCATTCGATTCAGGCGTCTGCGATCGGGCCAGCAAGACACCTTCGACCAGTCGATGCACGGCATAAAACTCGCCAGCCTGCCCGTCGCCGGCATGGCCCCAGGTTGGCTGCACTTTCAATCGCGCCGCCCCGGGTTCGCCGGATAGTCGCAGCCCAATGGCGGGATCACGCAGGCTTGGGTCGACATCGTAATCGACGATGGATCGCAGCAGCCAGACGCCAATCTCAATCGTGCCTGTCGCCGGGACACCGAAACTTCGCGCCGGGATGCTGCGCTCAGCGCCGTCTAGCCAGATTTCCGCCGCTTCGGCCGCGATCTGAGCAATGCCGCCTGTTGTCGACGTGACAATAATGTCGCCGCCGGACTTGATGTCACCATCCTTGAGCAAATGGTCGCCCAGGCCCTTAATCCGTGCTTTAACCCGAGACTGAATCTCGTTGATTTCGGCAGACTGGCCGATGCGCCCAGCAATTAGCAGATGCTCATCGTAATGCGCAGCGTCATCATGCCGATTGTAGTAATCGGCCGGGACGGTCAGGTCGGTGCCGGGGATAGTGCTCATAGCTCAATCACGAACTCGAAGCTGTATTTCAGCGTCGGCGATTTGACGATGCCCTCGAACCGGGTCACGGCCATCAGTCGGCCGGCATTGGTGACTTGCGCCCCTGACACGAAATTGCCCTCTTGCCCGGCCTGCACAGTCACGCCGCCGAAAATCCCAATCTCACGCATGGTTTCGTCGGCGCCATCGGCATACTCGAACTGACCCAGGACGTAAAGGTAGTTGGTTGGGGTCGCCGTCTCGTAGAAAGTACCCAGGTCAGTGACAATCGGTGAACCGCTGCCCGTGGTTGCGGCATACGCGACTCGATACACAGGCCGCCGACCAATCTCGGCCTGCAATGCAGTCAGCCCGGTTGTGGGGTCGACCATGGTCGTGTCCCATCCGGCCGAACCGCTGCCCATCGCTACATAGATGTTGCTGGCCTGTAGTTTTGCTGCCTGAGCTAGAAAGGCCCGGCCTACGTCGGGAAATACTGATGCCATGATACGTCCTGAGTGGTGATGTGCTCAGGATGCCGTCACGACGAACTGCTGATGGCTACGCCCACGCCATAGGGGTTCGCGCCCTGCTGCCAGGTTCGGGTATCCCATGCGCCGACATCAGTCCAGCGGGCGGCCGGAGGAAACACGGGTACGGATTGCGTGATAGCCATGCCAGCACCTGCATTGCCCGCCAGTTCGCCGTCAACCGTGCTCGTCCTGACTTCAGACAGACCAGAGAACCCAACCGGGATCGGTCCTGGATTGATCGTCAGCACGACTGCATCCAGGCCCCAAACCGGAGGAAGCATGACGCTTCCCAGTGCGCGATTGCGCTGGATCACGGGCACGATGGACGACCAGTCATCAATCGGCGCTCGGGGCTCGAAGGTGCCGAACGTGTAGAAACGCCCGTCCTGCCAACGCGAATCGGTACCGTCCCAGCGAGACTTGTCCCAGATGAAAAGCTCCTTATGAGGCTCCCGAATCACAATGCTGCGCCCGGTCCAGTCCCGAACGGCGGTCTGGATGGCGAACACACTGGACATCGGCCGCAAGACTTCCCGCTTGATGAACTCGGCATACTCGGCGTCCGTCTGGTCATCCAGCCGGGGCACGTCGAAATATCGGCCCCACAGATCGAGCCAGCCGCCGCCGGCCGTCATGAAATTGAGTTGCGCCAGTGCATCGGTAATAAATCGCTGACCTTCAAGCTGCGCCAAGGCGCCCGGTAGACTCAGCGCCCACAGGATCGAGTTCTGTACTTGCAGCTGAACCGTCGTGCCCTGCCCCGCCCCGTCGATCAGCGACACCGCGCTGCGGGACTCCAGTGCGGCAGGCACGGATGCGGATAGACCCAGTGAACGCAGATGCTGTGCCGTGTCCGCCAGGCTATGGCCACGAAGGACGATGGCCTGCCCGTCAACCGTCAGCGTTTCGCCCGACACCGCCCAGGAAAATGCGCTCTCGTTCTCGACCGTCAGCCCAAGGGTCGCGCCCGGGTCATCATCGAAAACCGAGTGCAGGTATCTGAGCGTGGATTTTCTCAGGTCCATTGGATAGTCAGTGTTCCAGGGATGAGTGCCTCATTGGCCGCGCAGGCAATCGATTGCGCAGGGGTAATCAGCACGTCACGCACACCCGGGGTAGCCAAGACCGCATTTTGCAATTTGGCCACGGTCAGTGGCTCACCAGACGGACTGGTGCGGATGGCATACTCCAGAGCGGTCCTGACCGCCGTTTCCATGGTCGCAGTCGGCCCGTAGCCGGGCAACAGATTGACGCTCGCAGTCAGAGATACCGACTTCTCAGCCATGGCGCCAACCCAGACAAACACACCCGCAGCCCGATAACCAGGGACCGTGCTTTCGGTAGTGGGGTCGTAGTAGCCATCAATGGCCTTCTGCACCTGATCCACCAGCGCATTTGAAGTCGACCCGGACCCGTTATAGATGAACAACCTGACATAGCCTGCATACTCCTGGATCGCTACCCGGGCCACTTGCTCAAGGATCGTGCCGTCGTCGTTGTATATTTTCTGGACGCGGGCGGCATACTCCAGACTGGCCGGAGTGGCGCGGGCAATCGAGGAAATAAACGCCTGGAATCGCGCCTTCATCTGCGCATCGCTTTCGACGTCCGAACCCTGGCTGAAAGCAATCGGGTTGGTGACTGCGAGCACTGACAGACTTGCACCAGTCAACAGTGTGATGGTGTTGGCCGGAACATTGCCGACCACGCCACTGGTCATGCACACCGCAGAGACTTCGCCGACCGTCTCGCCAGCCAGAATGGTAAGTTCGGCATCCGTCTCGAAATTGGCCTCGCCGCCGGCCGTGGATAACCGCGAGCCAGCAGGCAGTACAAAATCCGCGACCGACCCGGTAATAGTCACCCGAATCTTGCCCCGGGCATTCGCCGCCGGTAGCCGCTCAAAATCGAAGGCGGCATAAAGCGCGGCCGGAATGGCATCCTGCACACCCTGGCTGAACGCGATATAGAGGTCTTCGATGCCGGTCGCGTGCGCCTCCAGCAAGGTCCGAACAACCGAGCCGATATTGAAATCGGTCAGGTCATCGGAGGATGTCCGACAGGCTTCCACCATGTCGGATGCGATGTCAAAAAACGCCTTGGGCTGATACATCAGGGCACCACTAAATTCAGATCAACGGGTGTGTTTTGTCCGATAGCGGTCACGTGGGCACTCACTTCAAGACTATCCCCGGACGCTTGGGCAATGACGCGGTCGACGGATGATAGTCGAGTCTCCTGCCGCAGGGATTCCTGAACCCAGGCCGCACCCATCAGCGTGATCAATGGCTCCAGCTTTAGGCCGAGGGCCAGTTGCACATTGCAGCCATAGGCCGGGTAGTACAGCAGTTCACCCGTTAAGGTCTTGACCCGGTGCTGCAGGGACTGCCGGAAATTATCAATGCCAGCCGTCAATGCCAGATCGCCATCAACCGCCTGCAGCGATCCGCGATCCAGATTGAGGTCTTGACCGAACAGGACATTTGCCGGAGGATCGGACAGCGCATAAGCCGGTGTCCGCAGCCGGATGGTGTCACCCAGGATGACGGTACCCGGTAGGCGATCTGACGGGCTCAGTGAGTCGATAACGTGCGGGTAACGCAGACCGTTCAGGTCGGCGATTTCGCGCCAGCGACTGGCGTCGTGGTACTGCCGATAGGCAATCGAACGCAGGCTATCTCCCTGCTGGATACGGTAATCCCGGAGTTGGCTCACAGGGACACCTCGATACCGGCCGCCAGCCGTTCAGCCAATGACTCGACGTCCCAGGATGACGAATGCAGCATCGGGTCATTGGATAGCATGGCTATAACAGCCGATCCGTCAGAGTCGGCCCGGATGCTGCGCATCTGACTGTCCTCGGTCCAGTCGGCCACCATCAGTTCCGCCAAATGCTCCCGCAGAGACAGGCTGATATCGGCGTGCACGGATCTCAACCACCGACTCCATCGCTGAGCGTCCAGCCCGGAAAACAGGTTGGCAAAGTCGGATGGCAGATTTAACTGGCGGGATGCCAGCGTCTGCGTCAGCACACAGGAAGCCCGAGCAAAAGCCGCCGCCGTTTCCAATGACTGCTGGTTGCCCGTTTTCAGGGAGTCACTTGATGCGTCAATCAAAACAGCCGCACAGGTCGCCACTCGTCCAGCCGCCCGCAGCAGCGGCGCCAAGCGCCCTGGCGATGGCGTCTCTGGCAACACCCGGTCAATGTCGACAATGGTCACCCACTCCTCAAAACTGGGGTCC